ATACTAAAATTATAATATTCTATAAAAGTATATTTATGAGTTCTAATTTCTTTACCATTATCAAATAATCTAAAATCTTAACTTAGTAAATTGATTTTTTATTTTTCAAAAACATTTAACTTTTTGATTTATTTATTGTCACTAGTCTATCGTGTCGTTTCTCTTGCCATTTGTTTATAGTTTCAAGCGTCAAATTACTATGCAAATGACTCATATAATGTTCTGGCGAAGTATAAAACAACGTGTTTGAACCATTCTTAGCCTTCAATTCTCCTGTAGCAATAGCCACTTTGAAATAAAGATCTTCATCTAGAGAACCTACAATATCATTATAATACTCACCAGTCTCTGCATTCCGAATTTTACTACCCATTGAACCACTAGTATAAACATTTACCTTAGACCTCTTTAAAGAACCATCTGAACGCTCAACATAACTCCACATTTTTGATAATCCTCTATCTACATTATTGGTTTCATTCATTAAAATAGTATGTTTGTTATTCAAGTTCAAAGAATCATCTAGGTATTCATTTTCATAATATGCCATTATCCTATTAATTACTATATTTACATATATATCTTTAAGTTTGTTTATTAATTATATATTTCTATAACTTAAAAAGCGGAATATTTTACGACAAAGTATTATTTTTCATTTTCTCCTGAAGACTTTCATTAATTAGTTTTGTAATCTTGGTTTCCAAATATGCTACCTTATCTTTTAACTGATTATTTTCAAATGATAATTGTTGAATAATAATAGTTTGATCATTTAGTTTTCCTTGTAAAAATTGTGGGTTATTTTTCTGATACTCTGCTTGTTTTGCCATTTCTTCTTTTATCAATTGTTCTCTCCTTTCCCTAATTTGTTGAAGCTCCTTTGTAACATCTGGTTTGTGTTTTGGATCACCAGGATCATATGCATCTAATAAACTATCAATATCTTCCATAAAAAATTTCAAAATTTCAGGATCATTTACCAAGCCAGCTGGAGTAATTATGGTTTCATGAACATTTGGGTTTGGCATTTGTTTCAATAATTCTTTCTTATCAAACGAATTATGATTATGTGAAAATACTAAAATTGATTTATTGGAATCTAGTTGAACAAATGGAATTGTATAGTCTTTCAAGAAAAACTTTTCTTCGGCAACTGACGCTTCTTCTCTAAAGGATGTTTTCTGCAATAATTCTCTTCTAAATGCAAAAGTTGCAGCAGTTGCATGATTTGGACCATAAGGACCAAATTGTAACATCTTATTTATGTGTTTAAAATAAATAAACATTGCACTTGAACCAGCACACAAAGCATTTGGATTATTCTTTAATCTTTCAACTGCATGACTAATACGTTCTGGTGGATAATAATCATCATCATCCATGTAAACAATGATTTCACCAGTAGCCTTTTCATTAGATAAATTACGTTTTTTACCAAGTGTTAACTTTTCGTCATATTTGTAATATTTTACATATTTAAGGTGTGCTACTAAATCTTCAATTTTATCAGTACCGTCGTCTATAATAATCCATTCTAACTTGTCTTTTGGATAAGTCTGGTGTTCAAAACATTTAATCATAAATGGAATAAAAGGGCGTCTATTAAATGTGGGTGTACATACAGTTACAAATGGATATTTTGATAATTTCTTATTTTTTCCCATTTTATAATTAATAATAATAATTATAAATATTTATTTAAGTTATAATATTTTTATTAAACTAAAAGTGAAGCATACTTTTTATTAAATTTCTTTAATTCTCTTATTAAATTTTCTCCTCCTATTTGTTTGTATTTATATCCACCTCCTTGAGTTGGTGCTACTGCTTCTGCTCCTTCTACTAGTGGTGCTACTGCTTCTGCTCCTTCTACTAGTGGTGCTACTGCTTCTGCTCCTTCTACTAGTGGTGCTACTGCTCCTGCTTCTGCTCCTGCTCCTACTGGTGCTTCTGGTGTTTTGTCTTTACTACCAAATGAAAAAAAACCTTTTTTAGCTGGTGCATCTGGTGGTGGTGGTGCTCCTGCTGGTGTATATTCTATTGGTGGTTTTCCTTCTCCTTCTGTTTTGTCTTTACTACCAAATAACGAAAAACTTTTTTTATCTTTTGGAGCTGTTTCTTCAGATGTTGATGAAGAAGGTTCAGATGCAGCAGGTGTTGGAACATATTCAGGTGCATCATCATATTTTGGTATTGGTTTTTCACATGCTTCTTTTTTTGCTTGACGTGTGCTAGCTAAAGGAGATGTTCTTTCATCTTCTACACCTACAGGAGCAAACATTTCGATTATTCTTAAATAATAAATCAAAAACATTGTTAAAATTGCAAAACCTGCAGATGTTGGACCCAAATAAGTATTAGCATTTACTACAACATAAATTGTAAAAGCAGACATAATTAATAATTTGTTATATCTGAAAAAATACTCGAACAAATCGGTGAAAGCAGCATCAGTCTCACCCAATTTCATATTATATGTTAAAAATGTATATAACACAAATACATTAAATATGATAGGAACTATTAATACACCTCCTGCTGCTGCTAATGCAAAAAAAAGTTGAGCAAAAATAATAATAAGTACAAGTCCTATTAAAACTTTACCCCATTCAGATTTAGACCAATCTGTTTTTCCATCAGCAGTTTTTTCAACTGGTGTCCATCTAACGTCAATCCATCTAGGTGGTCCTGTATATTTTACTTCACCTCTTTCATTTATAAAAATACTTCCATTTTTCTTCCACATCCATCCCAAATTACTAAACCAATACCATACAAAGTAAATTGCGTTTAACAATATACCAATTACTAAAACAAGTAATCCCAAATAAGGTCCAAAAAAGACTAACAAAAATTCTGGTAATACATCTACAAAAGTTAATATATAACTATAATATGAGTAATTTTTCATAAACATCGATTCTATAATTGAATAAAAAAAATTACCTAAAAAGGATGAATCGTTATCAACTTTGTAATCTCTAAAAAATTTAAGCATTCCATTTACAAAATCACTACCTTCTACATCAAAACTCATTTTCATAGATTTTCTTGGCTTACTAAATGAAGAATTAGTAAATATATTTGTTTGTATTTCTTTTGGAAAGTGTTTCTCATAAGAATATGGAAAACAATTTATATCTGTTGGTAATACATTTGCTTGTGATAATTTACAAGCATATATTACAAATAAACTAATTATAAACCAAAATATAAGTCTAAAACCAGATGAAAATGTGCTAGAAATAAAATTTTTAACATTTGTCAAATATTCTTCTCGTTGTGTTGGTTCATCTTTTTGTGCTTCATCTAAATCTGAAGTATTATTATCAAGTTCTGACATTACTTATAATAAAATGATATAAAATATTTGAGATTTTATTTAATACATTATTTTTATATTCATTTATATTATATGGTTTTAATTAAAAAGAATTTCAATAATATTTTTTTAGCATTATTTTGTGTTATTTTGTTTTTTTTAATGTTTAAATGGATTGAGTTTTTATTTACAAATAAATATATTGCAGAATGTTTTACAACAGCGCCTTTTGCTCAAGATACAAGTGCTTCTAATAGTTATTCTGTTGACTTACCATTAACTACTAAATATAGTTGTCAAAATTTTTGTAGTCCATCTTCAAGGTGTTCTATTACAGGTCAACAATGTACTGCTGACATAGACTGTCCTGGTTGTCAGCCTTATGTGCCTCCTTTACCAAAATCAAATGAAGAAATTCCTGGTAATAATGATGCTGGAAAATTAACTGGTGGTGTTACTCCGCAATATTCATCTTTAACAAATGGTTATGGAACAAAAGAAAGAGTAGTAACAAATAATTTATATTCTAAACCAGCTATGCCAAGTTTTGGTGTAAATGAGTGGTATCCACAATTTAAAGAAGAAAATGAACTTTTTGATAAAAGATATAAACCGCCTCAACTTGAAAATATGCCAAATTATGCAGGTAGATATAGTTTGACAGGTCAGTTTGTTGAAGACGGACCTTTTCCATCTAATGCTGAATTATATTAGACAAAATAAGACTTGTAAAATATAGTAAAATATAGTAAAATGATATAAATATTTCTATATAAAAAATAAATAAATGAAAATTAGATATTTATTAGCTATAATAAGTTATACTTCTTGGTCTGGATTAGGCTTTATTCGTGGAATAAATTCCTATAATTATAATCATAATAAATATAGAAAAGAAGAAAATTTTATATATTTAAATTTAATAATAAATGGCATTTTTGGAATAACTATTTATGCTAATCCATTTTTATTACCATTTTCAATATATAAAGAAATATACAGGTTAGAGGTTGATTTAAGAAAATTAGAAAATGAAAAAATTAGTCGTTTTTATAATGATTTAATATAATTGTAAGATATCTTATATTTTATTTACACCTTTTAACATTTCGAACGCCGACTATTTGAGTTAAAATAACATAAAGAATTTAATAATTATAATAAATATATGAAAATTTATTTTTGTCCATTTTAAGAATCAAAAAAAAACTTTCCCCAAAAATTTGAAAAGTTTGGTCCCTATATGTGAAACGACCTCTTTTTCTCTTTTTGCAAAAATTCCTACATCATATAGTGATGTCAGTCTTTACATATATTGCATATTTTATACAAACAAAATATATTATATAAAAACTACTTAAAGACCCTTATCAACAAACACTTCCTTAGCAACTCTCTTAATAATTTTTTCTTCCTTTTCATAATCATTGTCACCCTTTCCTCCCATTGACTCTATAACAATTTTGTTGAATTGGTCGGAATACTTGGAAGAACATTTTTTCCAATCGGGGTGTAGTTCTTGAAATTCTGAAATAAGGTTTATATTTTTGTTAGCAACTTTTCTAACCATTTTATGAAGTTTTACTTTCTTTTCATCTTCTTTTTCCCATTTATCTTCGTCTTTTATATACATTGTTTCTCTCTTTTTATCAGTGCAATGAATAGGTCTTTCTGTTACATCTAATGTATTTAATTTCTTTATAATAATATTAGAAATACCTTCAATATATCCGACATCTCCTACTTTTTCTAAATCAGAAAGTTGCAAATGAAGTGAATCTACAAAATCCGTAATATTCATTGCATTTTTACAGGTTTCGTTTAAAAAGAATTGTAAATTGAATGATTTGTTATGTGAATTAGTATGATTATGTGTTCCATTTTCAACTACTTTAAACATTTGATTTTGAGCATCTAACATCATATGTTTCAACTCACTATTTTCTTTTAAAATATCTTGGTTTTGTTTCAGTATCATCATAATTAATTCTTTATTTACAACTAAATCTTCATGTTCATTTTCTTCTATATTTGATTTAATATTTGAAACATTTGAACATTTTTTTTTATGTTTCCATAATCCAGCTCTAGTTGTATATTCTTTGCCACAACTACACATGCATAATGGCGCAATTTTTGTTCCAAATGTTTCCATTTTGTTTCCTTCCAGACGAGACATATGTTTTATGGTCTGTTGATGTCTTACCCATTCACTGTGTTTGCTGCATTTATAATCACATAAATCACAAAAAAAACCGGCGATTTTTGGCGCTAAAAATGTTTCCATTTGTATACAATTTGGAAACAAAAAAAATCGCCTAAATCTTTTTATAAAAAATAAAAAAAAATTTATCGTAACAATTTGAAAATTATTTTTTTTGTACTCAGACCATAAAATTCAATTATGGTCACGAAGCCACATTTTTTGGGAAAGTTTTTTTCGATTTTCAAAAATGGACAAAAATAAATGTCCAAAATCGAAAAGCCAAAAAAACTTTCCCCAAAAATTTCAAAAGTTTAGTGTTTTCTATTTAAGTTCAATTACACCTTTTCTCATTTAAAACGCCCATTTTATAGGGCAAAAAATAAGAAAAAAATGTAAAATCAAGAAGAATTATTTATAAGCGATTTCATTTCATAACTTGTAAAAATGGGCGTTTTAAATGAGAAAAGGTGTAAAAAATAAGAATTGTCCTTTATGTAGAAAATAAAAATTATATTTTTGTAAAAATATACTTATGTGTTCTTATATATTTTCCGTTTTCTGTAAATTGAAAATCTTTACTTTCTAAATTATATTTTGTTTTTGTAAAAAATTTTATTATTGATAACCAAGGTCTTTTTATTTTTTCTGGTTCTCCTACTGCTTTTATTCCATTAAATGAAAACCATTTTCGTATTTCTGGTATTAATTCCATTATTTTTTTTTGAATTTCCACATTATTATCTAATTCATATAAAGTATAAATATTTCGGTTTTCTAAATCCAAAATATTACAAATTTTATCTATTATTTCTTCTTGTTCTTTATTATACAATTCACTTTTCAATCTCATAATATACTTAATCTAAATATGAAAATTTTAAGTATATTATTCTTTATATTTTTTCGGCTTACATTTTCTCGTTGATGGTTTTCTATTATATTCTGGTTTGAGTTGTTTTCCATAAGCATAATTAAAATAATTCTTATAATTTTCAGGTTTTACTTTATCAATAGCATTATCAATATTCTTTTCTAATCCTTCAAAAGTATAAACATTCCTATTCTTTTTGATATATGTTTTTATTTGATTAAACCACATCTCAATGCTATTTGTTTTAGGAGTATAAGGAACTGAAAATAAATATTTATTACCACTTTTCAATATTGCTTCTTTTACCATATCATTATTATGACTTTTCGCATTATCTAATATTATCAAATGGTCTTTATATTTTGGAAATATGTGAGTTTCTAAAAATTCTACCATTCGTTCTTTGGTTGTTCCACCTTTTTCATAAAATATTTTTCCTACACATTTTTTATTATTTATTGCTACTAATAAAGTAAAACTACGAAATACAAAATTATTATTACTTTTTATTACACAACGCTTACCAATATAACATCTACTATAAGAAGGTTTCAAATGAGACCCAATACTTGTTTCATCCAAACAGATAATTTTATCTAATGGATATTTACTTACTTCATTATAGAAATCTTCTAATTCTTTATTTTTATCAGTAGGTTTATGATGTCTTTCTTTCGGAAAGTGTTGATGTCTTGTTCTTTTTCTGGTTCGGTTATTTGTCCTGATTATTCTACCTAAATGTTGTCTGGTAATATCAAATGTAGGATATTTTTGTTTCATATCAAATAATAATTCATCCATAGTAAGTTGTTCGTTATTATCAACCAATTTCAAAGCAGTTTTAACTTGTTCTTTTTTAACTTTATAAGAAATAGCCATTCTTGGTTTTCTTTGTAAATTCTTTTTAGTTTTGTATATTTGTATCCATCTATGTAATGATGGTTTTTTACAATTAAATATTTTACAAGTATTATCCATAGTATCATTATTATTCAAATAGTATTTAACGGCAGAAATTTTATAATCATCTCCTTTTTGTTTCATATTATAATTATATTATAAAAAATCAATTAAAAAGTTCCATTTAAAATGTTCAAGGGTGTATATTAAATTCTTCTTCATTATAAAATGCATAATTTGATTGAAACATTACCTACAGAAATAATAGACATAATTTTAGAATATTATGGCTACCATCGTTTACGTAATGGTAAATATATAAGACAATTATATCTTGATGATAATAAATATAATGAATTAAAAAGAAAACCAGTGATTTGTCTAGATGAAAGAGGTATATATAATGCTTCATTTTCAAAAGTGCTACCTGATAAAGTAATATTTTATAAAATTTCAACTAATGTATATAATACCGAAATAATTTGGAATATGTGCATAACATATGATGACGGTAAAACGCTTTGTAAAAATGAGAATTTATCAATCATTATGTATATGGACATAATGACAAACAATAATTATCTGTAATAAAAGTATGTGATATAATATTTAGATAGCATACATTAATCCAGCATTTCCTCCAACAAATATGACAATATTCACACGTTCTTCCATTAAATACATATTAAAATTGTAATCATAAATGCGCCATGTAGGCTTGTTAATACCTACAATATCACCAGTCGCAGGATCGCAAATAGTCAACACTTGAGCATATGGGTCTACAGGTGGACTGATGGTAGTTATCTCAAATTGTATATTTGTGAATCTACTCATGTTCATTGCACCAGAAGGTTGTGTTTTAAATGGATCAGTATTCAAACAGAAATTATAACAATATAATCCATTAGGTGCATTACTTTCAGTTCTTACAAATTTTTCAACATAATTATATACACCTTCTGGTAATACATTCTCTCTATATTGACCATCCGTTAATATACCAAGAGCAACCAATATGTATTTAATATTTTGCGGATTATAAACACCGGTAATAGATAGACCGCTAGGTGTGCCGTCAGGATTTGTTCCAGGACCAATCGTAGTTGGAATACCAGCTGGGTCAGGATTTGGATAAGGACCTGTTGCAGGAGCAGGTGATATACCTTGCGGCATATTATTGAAAGGCCAATTGGTATAATTTGACCATTGATTGCGCAAATTAACATCACTTCGTTGAAAATAGAACATCCAACTAATAACCATACCAATAGAATCCAAATCTATTGTATTTTGCCCAGTGACATTATAAAAAGGTTTCTCATATACTTGTTTAAATAAATATCTCTGCTCATTTTTAGCAAATACTTCTGACTCATCGTTCGATAAAAAGCAATATGTGCAATTCAAATTTATATCAGCATTCCATAAAGTTCGTGTGTCTAAATAAGAGGTAGGACCTAATACTTCATCAGGCGGTGTTTGTAGAAAACGGTATATTTGCATATATAATTGATTGAAATTTGGTGCAACTTCTGGATAATTGTTTGCATAATCAGTAACATCGCGAATAGTAAACCATTCATTAATAGGTCTAAATGAAACATTAATTTGCAATTCATTATATTGCAGTGCAACTAAAGGAAATGCTTGGGTTGTATCTAAGTTAAACCAGGCACCCAGAGGTATATATAAAATACGTCCATTAATAGAAGGCTGAGCACCAGCTGGACTTGTCGTATAAAAAGCATTTGGATATGAACCAGAATTACCATCATAGTTAGCAGGATCATATAGTTCTGGTTCATTACCAATCATTTTGTCAAATAAATTTTTTTTTGATTTAGAATAGTCTCGAAGTACAGATGCCAATATATATTGTCCTGAATATTGCTGCAATATTTGATTACCACATGTAATTGTAATACGACTTATAATTTGTGCTCCCAAATCTTCAATCCATTTAAATTCATATGGTGTCCAGTCAGTGTATGTAATAGAACCGTCAGGATTTGTGATAGTTTGTGGTGGTAAAATAGGGCTCCAAATGTTAGGTAATTGAAGAGAAATATAGCAATCCATAAGTATATCAGCATACCTTTTGACTGAAAATGTAAAAGTAGATTCTGTTGTAAGACTTAAAGTAGGTGTTCCTGTGAAATCAAGACGAAAATTTTGTTTTCCGAAGTTAGTATATTTTTTATATGTTGATTTCCAAAACGTTTTTTGAGGATTAGAATTTAGAACAATATTTTGCTGTCCAATAGCTACTAAATTTAAAAGACCTCCAGCCATACTAAGTATATACTATATAAACCTTTTAATTCTTTATTTGATCATATTATAATTAACGAATTTATATTTCTTAATAATTTTCATTTTTTAAATAGTATTATATATTAGATTATGTCCAAATCACTAGTTTCAAATATACTAAGTTCTGAAAATTTAACAGAAAATGTAGGTAATTTATATGATGATTTTAAGAAAAAAATAACTAGTTTAGACGAAGAGTTCCAGACATATTTGATTTTTATGATATTAACACTTATAGTTATATCATATCTGGTTTATTTGTTATATATTTCTTTATTGAAATCTAGACAATGTGATAGTATAAATACAATATTTCCTGATGTTAATGGGTATATAGTTCCTATATCAGAGAATAATTCAGACTATTCATACAAACTGTTTGATTATTACATAAGCACTGCATATAATGCATGTTCTGGAGGTAGTTATAAAAATAATTATGTTGATACATGTATTTTAAAATCTATTATCAAACAAGGTGTCCGATGTTTAGATTTTGAAGTATATTCTATTGATAATCAACCAGTAGTAGCTACAAGTATTGATGATAGTTATTATGTAAAGGAAACATTTAATTCTGTACCATTTGGTGGTGCTAATAGTGTAATGGAAGTTATAAACTCATATGCATTTGCTGAAGGTACTTGTCCAAACCCAACAGATCCTCTAATTATTCATTTAAGAATAAAAAGTTCAAATCAAGAAATGTTTACAAATTTGGCAAAAGTTTTTACTAGTTACGATAAAATGTTAGGCATTGATTATAGTTTTGAAACTACTGGAAAAAATTTAGGAGAGTTACCATTGCTAACATTTATGAATAAAATTATTTTAATAGTTGATCGTTCTAATACTGCATTTTTAGAAAACAAAGAATTTTTAGAATATGTTAACTTAACAAGTAATTCTATATTTATGAGAGGATTATATTATTATGATGTTAAAAATAATCCAGATGTAACTGAACTTACTATTTTTAATAAAACTGGTATGACAATTGTTTTTCCAGATAAAGAAGTAAATCCGCCAAATCCAAGTGGTATGTTATGTAGAAGTTATGGATGTCAAATGACTGCTATGCGATATCCATTCGTAGACGATTATTTAATGGAAAATAATAATTTTTTTAGTCGTAATGGTTCTGCGTTTGTTTTAAAACCAGAAATTTTAAGATATATTCCTGTTATTATACCAGACCCAGAACCTCAAAACCCTAATTATTCGTATTCTACTCGCACATTTGGTAATCAGTATTACACTATGGATATCTAAAATAGCCATTCAAATAAATTAGCATTAGGATATAAATATTTGTTAATTATTTTTTTTGCAAGGAGACAATTTATAATATTACGCCTTAGTTTCTTATTTTTTTTATGTTCATTAATAAAACAATGTAATGTGATTGCCGGACTCCAATTTTCACCACATGATATAGAATGACAACATAAGCAATTCATTTTGTTATATTTTTTAAGTTCATTTTTTGTTTCTATTGAATTAATTATTAAATATTGTTTATAGTCTTTATAATTAATCTCAAACCTTGGAGGTCTGAATGGATACTCTTTAGTTACATAAAATTTATACAAGTTATTATCATTTTCTAAAACAATCGTAATACTAATAATACTATTATTTTGTTTATCAATAGTGCATTCAGTATGAATAAATGCACCAGTCTTTGCTATTTCATTCAGCTCATTTTTAAGCCTTTTTTTGACGCTATTTACTTTAAATTTATCCAACTCAAATAAAATATCTTTATTTAAACCTTGACAAGTAATTGTGTCGTTCATTATATAAGTATTTTGTAATTACTTTAACTATTAATAAAAAAATCAATTTTATTTATTTATTTATTTATTTATTTTATTTTATTTATTTATTTATTTATTTTATTTTATTTATTTTATTTATTTTATTTATTTATTTAATTTATTTATTTATTTTATTTATTTTATTTATTTATTTTATTTATTTTATTTATTTTATTTATTTATTTTATTTATTTATCTGACAATTATATATAAAAACTAATGAAGAAAAAAAATATATGCACAGGTTTAACATTTGAAGATTGTGAATTAACAATATTACGTATGGCAGTAGATAAAGCTGAAGAAAAAATAGGCAAACGTGTTGTTAATTCAGAAGATATTAAAAAAATCATTAAAATTGTTGAGGATTTTATTCAGCGTAAAAATCTCATTTGTTATGGAGGAACTGCAATTAACAATATATTACCATCAGATGACCAGTTTTATAATAAAGAAGCTGAAATCCCTGATTATGATTTCTATACTACAAATGCTTTGGAAGATGCAAAAGAGTTGGCGAATATTTATTATAAACAAGGATTTACAGATGTAGAAGCCAAATCAGGTGTCCACAAGGGAACATATAAAGTATTTGTCAATTATATTCCGGTTGCAGATATTACAGATATTGTAAAACCAATTTTCAATTCTATGAAAAAAGATGCTATTAGAGTAAATGGTATATTATATGCACCTCCTAATTTTTTGCGAATGGGTATGTTTTTGGAATTATCACGACCAGCTGGAGATATTAGTCGTTGGGAGAAGGTATTAAAACGACTAACTTTATTAAATAAAAATTATCCTTTAACAAGTATAAATTGTCATAAAGTAGAATACCAGAGAGAAATGGAAAATAAAGAAAAGGAAGATGAAATCTATGAAAATGTAAGAAATACTTTTGTAAATCAAGGTGTTGTTTTTTTTGGCGGATACGCAATCTCACTTTATTCTCAATATATGCCAAAAAAACTACGTATGCATTTGGAAAAGGTTGCCGACTTTGATGTATTGTCAAATGAGCCAGAAACAACTTCTCAAATATTAAAAGAACGTTTAAAAGATATTGGTGTTAAAAATGTAAAAATAATTAAAAGAGATCCAATTGGTGAAATAGTACCACTACATTATGAAGTCAAAATTGGTAATGATACAATAGCCTTTATATATAAACCTATCGCATGCCATAGCTACAACGTATTAAATATAAAGGGACAAAAAAATAAAATTGCAACAATAGATACCATGTTGAGCTTCTATTTAGCATTTTTATATGCAGATAAACCTTATTATAATCAATTTTTAGAGAGAATTTTATGCATTTCAAGATTTTTATATGATGTTCAACAAAGAAACAGATTACAACAAAAAGGATTGCTTAAACGCTTTAGTATAACATGTTATGGTCATCAAGAAACATTGGAAGAAACTAGAGCTCATAAAGCCGCAAAATATAAAGAATTAAAAGAAAGTGGTGATAAAAAAGAATTTCAAGAATGGTTTTTAAATTATAAACCAGATAATATGACAAATTCGGAAATTAAAACCAATAAAATCAATAAAACCAATTCTGATGTTTTTCATAATCAAGAGAAGTATGTTGATATTTTTAACGTTTTATTAAATAAAGTAACAGAGCAAGATTGTATAAAATTAATTATTGACGAAATTAATTCGGGGAGAGGAGGATGGTGTGTCACGGTAAATCTCGAAATTTTGCGATTAATTGCGAGTGATTTAAAGATTCATAAACTAATTGAAAAAAGTACGATTCGTGTTGCTGATGGTATCACGCTTGTCTGGGCTAGTCGGTTTCAGGGAACTCCCTTACCAGAAAGGGTATGTGGTTCAGATTTGATTTATAGTCTAACGGCAGCCATTAGTAAAAGTGACAAGTCAATCTTTTTACTAGGTGGGAATGAGGGGACGGCAACTAGAGTAGCGAATTTACTTCGTAAAAAATATCCAGGACTTGATGTGGCAGGAACTTTATGCCCTCCCTTTGGATTTGAACATGATTTGTCACAACGCCAAAATGTTATCAATACGATTTTATCGTCCAATCCCGACATTGTTTTTGTTGCTCTAGGATTTCCAAAAGCAGAGTATTTAATTGCTGAATTAAGAGATTTGTTTCCGTCTATTTGGTGGATTGGGATAGGAATTAGTTTTAGCTATGTTTGTGGTGATGTTAAACGTCCTCCTAAGTGGGCTAGAAATTTAGGATTTGAGACTTTGTATCGGCTTATCCAAGAACCACGGCGTTTATCCAAAAGATATTTATTTTATGGATTAAGATTTGCTGTTGTTGTACTTTTTGATTCTTGGAAAAAGCGTTTCTTTGGCGACTTCAATATTATGAAAAGTTAGACAGAAAATAGGGCAG